CTACTAAGTTTGGTGATAAGGCTGAAGAAGTCTTCTACGGTAAAGCTGCGGAACTTGGGATGACTAAAGCAGAGTTTAATCAACTCGCTGCTGTACGCCCCAAGGCCGTTTTGAGCCTCTTGGGTATTCAAGATACCGTCGTGCCAAATCAGAACAGCAGACAATCTACTCAAGGTACGGCCATTAACACTGCGGGAATTACTCCCACCCAGGACACCTTTATTGGTAAGAACAAAGATCCAGTCATTCTAGGTGCAACCACTCAACAAGTAAGAGAAGAGAGTGCGCGAGCCAAGAAGATGGTTGATGAATTGCACGCCCAAGGCAAGACAGTTCATGATCTTACCGACCCTAAGGTATATTTCAAGTATTTCGGATAAGGAAATTAAATGTCGCAAAATCGCGCAAATAGCACTGCTTTCATCGAAGCAGAGCAGTACTCTAGTTTTATTCTTCGCAACCTGCAAGACGGTTTGCTGCCTGGCCAGTTCTATCGTAACGTTAGTGACTTCGGCTCTGGTTCGACTCTCCACATCAAGACTGTTGGTACTGTTACCATCCAGGACGGTGCTGAAGAAGTCCCGTTCGACTACACGCCTATCGAGTCTGGTGAAGTTACGCTGACGATCACTGACTACGTTGGCGATGCCTGGTATGTTACTGATGAACTGCGTGAAGACGGTGCTCAAGTTGAAGCCCTGATGTCGGCTCGTTCGCAAGAATCGACCCGTGCTATTCAGGAGACCTTTGAGACCCGCTTCCTGGCTAAGGCTCAGAGTTCGCAGACCAATGCTAACGCCAATACGATTAACGGCTTTGCCCACCGTATTGCTTCGGCTGAAACTAACAACGTTATCTCGCTGAATCATCTGATCTCGATGAAGCTGGCATTCGACAAGGCTAACGTGCCTGTTGGTGGACGTGTCGCAGTGGTTGACCCGGTGGTTGCTGCTACGTTTGATAAGACCATTAACTTCGGTCGTGATGTCACCCCGTTCGGTGAGAAGATTCTGGAAAACGGTTTCGCTCGTGAACACAGCTTCATTATGAACCTGTACGGCTGGAACATCATCACCTCGAACCGCCTGCCTACTGGCTCGTTCAGCGATGGCACCACCACGGTTGCTAACGGCGTTGCCAACATCTTCATGTGTGTGGCAGATGACAACACCAAGCCAATCATGGCTGCATGGCGTCGTATGCCTAAGGTTGAAGGGGAACGTAACAAGGACCTGCGTCGTGATGAATATGTCACCTCTGCTCGTTGGGGCTTCGGTACTCAGCGTGTTGATACTCTGGGTGTTGTGATTACCTCGGCTACCGCTTCCTAATTAGAAAGGTAATCTAAATGTCTTTTGAAAAAACTTCGGGGCTGGGAGTTTACTCTTCCTATGGTAAGCGCTCCACAGGTGGATCTGTTGGATCGGAAACTACCGATGGCTCTACCCGTGACTACAGCATCACCATTACAGGTGAGTCGCTCAATTCGGCGTTCCTTCCTGGTGTCTCCCTTCCTAAGGGGTCTAAATTTAAGGGTGCGATTCTGCGAGTTGACGAGGCTTTTGCAGTGTCGTCCGGTGGTACTGTTACTTTCGGTGGTACTGTTCCAGGAACTAATGGAATTGTTCTGACGGAAACTGAATTGGAAAATATTGGTACTAAGGTTCCTGCTTCGACTGGTGCGGGCACTTGGGCAGTGGCCTCGGCTACAGGTACAACGGCTGCAGAGCTTATTACTAAGGCGATCTCTGGTACTGTCACTGCCACCCAGGGCAAGGCCACGCTAATTTTGACCTTCGTTAACAAAACCAAGGTCTAAACCATAGAGGGGGCTTCTCAAAAGGAGGCTCCCTTTTTCTATTTGTGAGGCCCCATGCCTATTCAACATAAATCAATTCCAGAAGACCAGTTGCACGAAACTAAAGGTGCTTCTACTGCTTCTACTAATCAACTTCATAGAGCAAAGGGAGACGGTACTACTGATTTCTGGACCCCTGATTTTACTAAGAGTAAGCAAGGTATTTGGGATTACGAAGATACGGTTACTAGTACAACCCCTATTACACTAGCTACAGCAAATACTGAATACCAACTAACCAATAACGGACTCGGTACAAATACACTGACAACTTATGGTCTTCCTGGTGTATCGATCTATAATACTGCTACTAACTATTTCAACTTCTCCGATCTAAAACTTGGAGATACTGTAGACATTCGAGTAGAGTATACCATTACAACTACATCAGCAAATAACGTAGTTAATCTGATTATGGAACTCGGTGTCGGTGTTGCTCCTTATAAGCTAGCTCTTGATCAGAAATATTTCAAATCTGCATCAACTAATAAAGTAAATGCAAACGCCCACTTTTATATTGGTAATGCTACAACCCTTAATGGATTGGCTAGATTCCTTCTGGCTAACGATTCAACAGGTTCTTCCGTTAAAGTCACTGGATGGTTTATCAAGGTACTAACAAATGGCTAAGAAAACTCTTCTAGAAATTGTTCAAGAGGTGTTGTCTGATATGGTTTCTGATGAAGTTACCGATATCGACGATACAGTAGAATCTCAAACAGTCGCATCGATTGTACGTTCTGTTTATGAAGCGATGTTGGCTAATCGTAATTGGCCGCACACTAAGAATCTGATTCAACTAGACTCACTTGTAGATGTTAGCAAGCCTGTGTATCTTAAGATGCCAGAGCGTCTTAAAGAACTTGTATCTCTATCTTACGATGTTAAGAAGAACGAATCGGACAGCACCCTGTATCAGACGATTAAGTATAAAGATCCAGAGAATTTTTTGCGTTACCTGTCTAACCGAGACGAAAAGAAAGACAACGTAGTTCCTGTTGTTGATTTCAGCGGTGTTAAGTTAATGATCTTTAATGATAAGGCTCCTGAGTTCTGGACATCATTTGATGACAATCATGTTGTATTCGATTCGTATAACTCAGTGCTAGACACAACGTTAAAGAAGAGTAAGACAGCTTGTACTGCATATATTACACCCCTGTTCGAACGATCTAATGATTCTATTCCGAGTCTTCCAGAGGAAGCCTTTCCAGCATTGATTGCAGAGGTTAAGAGCACAGCTTTCTATGACCTTAAGCAGATGGCTAATGAGAAAGAAGAGAAGCGTTCTATTCAGCAACAACGATGGCTTTCTCGTAAAGCATGGAGAGCTAAAGGAGGTGTTGTGTATCCTAATTTTGGAAGACGACGATAATGAATTATAAAGGTTATTTGATAAATCCATCGAAAACCACCCCAAATCTCTATTCGATTGCTGTCGAGGGAAGGGGTGGTAAAATCCCTAACATCCTCGAAGGTCTGTATACTAAGCGCGATCTAGCTAAGACAGATATCGATAAGTATCTAGAATCAAAGGATAGAGACAATGCCAAAGAACGCAGCAAAATCAGAGATTAACAATTTCATTGGTGGATTGGTTACTAATGCTAGTGAGCTGAACTATCCTCCAAATGCATCTCCTGATATTGAGAATTTTGAACTTAATAAAGATGGATCTATCCGTAGGCGTCCAGGAATTGATTTCGAGGGTTCTTTTCTTCTGTTTGATCCTCCGGCAGAAGCAAACGCTATTGAGCCACCTAATCCTGTAACTTATAGATGGTCCAATGCAGCAGGTATTTCTGGATTCACTATTCTAGCTATTCAATTCGATAATGCTATTCAGTTTTATAATATCGATATTGAACAGTTGTCTAGAGACGGATTGATTGGCAGTGTTGATCTAGTGGATTTTCCTAAAGATATTAGATACAGTCTGACCTCTGTTGATGGAAAACTGGTTGTTGTTGCAGGTATCGAACGGATCGCAGTAATTACATATGTTAGTGGAGCATTCTCTGTTGTCTATGGTAAATTGAAAACACGTGATCTTTGGGGGCTGGAGTGTACTGGAAATATCGGGTCCAAATATGAAACAGATAGTTTGTATAGGAATTTATATACAACAGTCGAACACACTTATAATTTGCTTAATCAATCATGGGGTTCACCTAGATCTAATGGAACTACAGGTGTTCAGACAGATCCAATAGCTATCTATAGAACACAGAACGATTACAAATTCCCTTCTAACTCTGAACAAGTATGGGTAGGGCTTCAATATAAACCCAATGCATCAGAAGTACCCACCGAAGGTTACTATGGTGAGATGTCAAGAGACCTATATGGAACAGGGTCTGCAGCGGCTAAAGGTTATTTCATTATCGATGTGATCAATAGAGGGACATCTCGAATTCAAGCAGTATTAGACAATAGCGATAGAAACGGTGGTATTGTTCACCCGTTTACAATGCCCACTCGTCCAGATTACACTAACGGAGGTGCAACGTGTATTACTGAGTTCTCTGGTAGAGTATTCTATGGAGGTTTCGCAGGAGCAACTGTTGGAGGGGATAGGCGATCACCAGTACTAGCTAATCATATCTTCTTTTCCCAACTCGTTAAGAGCGGTGATGACATTTTCAAATGTTATCAAGAAGGAGATCCTACATCTAGAGATAGTAGCGATTTGCTAGAAACTGATGGTGGCTTCATCCGTCTCTCTGGTGCAGAGAATATTCTAGGAATGATCCCTGTCGGGCCTAGTTTGATTGTTGTTTGTTCTAATGGCGTGTGGTCTATTACTGGTGGTTCTGATTATGGATTCGCAGCTACTAACTATCGCGTAGATAAAATCTCTTCTTTTGGGTGTGTTTCTATTTCTTCTATTGTAGAAGAAAAGGGAAGAGTGTTCTTCTGGGGAGAAGATAGTATTTTTGTAGTTGCTAAGAATCAACTTGGAGATACAGAGGTCGCTAGTGTTACCAAAGGAATTATTGATAAGTTTTATCAAGATATTCCGATTAGTTCACGAGTTACCGTAACCGGGATTCACGATGGTTTCAATGGAACGATTAGATGGCTATATGAACCGTCAGATGGAACAGCTTGCGAACTTATTCTAGATACATCGCTCAGTTGTATTTATCCGTTTAAGATCTACTATCCTGACGCGTCAGTAAAGATTGTTGGGAGTTTTGTGACAACACCGTTCAATCGATCTTCAGGAATAGAGGATGTATTTAGTGGTTCTGAGCCTGTTCTATCCAGTACCGACCCTGTAGTAGTTAGTTCTGAGATAACTAGTGGATCAGTATCTTCTGTTAAATACCTGATTAAGGTTGGTGATAAATATACATTTGCCTTCTTCAGAAACGAAAGTTATCGAGATTTCCAATCATTTGATGGAGTAGGTGTGGATGCGAAAGCAAAGTGTTCTACTGGAGCCATTACTGCAGGTGACTCTTCGATTAGAAAACAGATCCAATTCTTAACTTTACATTTCAAACAAACAGCAGTGGCAGTTCCCAATTACAATGCTTTTTATAATGAAAGCTCTTGCTTTTCTAGAACTAAATGGGACTGGGCTTCCGATTCTCTAGCAAAAAAATGGAGTGCATTGAAGCAGGTATTTAGAAACCCTAAGCCAAGTGAAATCACTAATTTCGATGTAGTAACAAGTAGGAATATGATTAGAGGCCACGGTAGATCCTTGGCTATCTATTTTGAAACTGAACCGTATTACGACTGCCACATTATCGGATGGAACTTATCAATAGATGGAAACTCAAAAGTTTAAGATTGTAGAGCAGAAAATCATGGGGGATATCAAGTTCTTTGAATCCCTCTTTGAGGATCATTGGCAAGAGGTTGCTAAGAATAAGAAGGTTATGGTTCTAAAACCTGACTACGATAAGTACCGTTTTCTAGAAGAAAGTGGTATTATGCGTACACTGGTTGCATACGAAGATGGTATTGTAATTGGTTACTCTGTTAACTTTATTCAGCCACATCTTCATTACTCAGACCTAATCTCTTGCTATAACGATATCGTCTTCCTTAGTAAGGAAAAACGAAACAGCCCGGTAGGTCTGAAACTTCTGCGAGCAACCGAAAAGGCAGCTAAAGAATGGGGTGCTGATATGATGCTCTGGCACGTTAAAGAGGGCACCTCTATTGATAGTATCCTTCCAAGGCTTGGCTATGGTGTTCAGGATATTGTCTATTCAAAAACTATTTAAGGAGTTAACATGGGTGTAGTAGCAGCCATCGTAGCTGTAGCAGGGACTGCATATTCTATCACAGAGCAGGAGAAAGCTAAGGGTAAGCAGAAAGAAGCCGTTAGAGAGCAAAGAAAAGCCCGTAACGAGCAGAAAGCACAGAACGAAGCACAGGCTGCGCAGGAACGACGTAAGCAGCTAAGAGAAGAGCGAATTCGTAGAGCTAAGATACTATCTACATCACAGTCTACTGGTGTAACAGGTTCCTCAGGCGAAATCGGCGCTATGGGGGGGCTCTCCACACAACTCTCTTCCAACCTAGGTTCTAACCTCGGTGCTTTAAACTCTGCAGCAGATATCAGCTTGTTCTCTCAGAACGCTGCAAACTTCTCTTCTGCTGCAGATCAAGCTAGTGCAAATGCGCAGATGGCAGGACAGGTATCTAGCCTAGCTTTCCAGGCGGGTTCACTATTCTCAGCTTCTAAACCTACTACAACAACCCCAAAGGTTTCTTAAATGGATGATCTCTATAGCACCCTTGGAGGTGCTGGTGAAGCTCCTGATTTGATGTCAGAGCTGGCACCTTCACCCCCTCCTGATCAAACACCTATCTCAGCAATTAAGCAGAGAGCAGCTTCCCTTGCTTTGATGTCTAAAGGGGATGTTGTAGAGAACTACACATCTGCTGTTCAGGCTATTCAAGATCGACGTATTGATCAAACACGTATCTCGTCTGAATACCACGAAGGTATTAAGTCCGATACTACACAAGGATTGATGTCGATCC